TTTGCGACAGGCAGAGTTCCAGTGACACCGCTAGTAAGGCTAACTTGCTTGTAAGACGGCGGGAGCGCCGCACCGTTGGAGGTAAGAACATAGTCGGCAGTACCAGCTGCAAGCTTCGACAGCGTTGTAGAGGCCGAAGCGAAAATGATGTCGCCGATAGTATAGGACGAAAGACCGGTGCCGCCACGGGGAACGCCGAGAACGCCAGTGGTGACTTGGCTCGTATCGATGGCAATGCTGACAGCTGCAGCCGTTGTGAGCTGTCCTTGAGCATTCACGCTCATCGTCAGTGTCTGATTGGCCGAACCGTATGATGCGGCAGTCACGCCGGTCACATCAATCGAGATCGTGCCAATCGCCGTGATCGGGCCGCCAATAAGGCCCGTGCCGGTGTTAACTTCTTGAACCGTGCCCGTGCCAGTTGTGGTGAACCATTCCGGTGCAACGCCGACGCCCAACGTGCGCAGCACTTGCCCCGAAGCGCCGGGGTTCAAAACTTCCCAGCCGCTTGTATCAAGATAAAGGATTGCGCCGGTAAACGGCACAGACGGCCCCACCATGCGGTTCAGCGCATCCGACAGCGTCTGATAATAGCGCTCGTCGGAAAGCTGGCCGGACGTGATATTGGCCGCATTCGTCGTGTCGATGGTTGCCGATGGAGCGAGGCTCAACATCGTGGACAGCGTGCCCATCGTGATATCGGTCGGAGCAGCCGTTGTGCCGGTCGAATTGCCCTTCACCGTGTTGGCGGGCATCGTCGCCAGCTTCGTATTGTCTACGCCCTGCCCAGCGATCTGAATGGTGCCGGTCGTGGTAATCGGCCCACCGGACAGGCCGCCAGCGGTATCAATCTGCGTGACTGTGCCCTGCGGCGGGTTAAGGTTCGCAATCGCTTGCGTTGTCGTGCGCCGCGACACACCACCTTGAACGATCTCAAGCTCTTCGGATCCGCCGAGCGATGTGGCTACTGGGAGATTTGGGATCTGTACGTTCGACATTAAATCGGTCCCGTCTGCGGAATCTCAGTGGCCCCACGAGGCAAGCTCGGATCGTTTATAACATATCCGCCGCCGACATACGAACCAGCAAAAGCAGTATTTTGCAGATCAATCCGCGTGTTATCGATCACCGTGATGACAAAATTCCCGTTGGCTGCCGGAACACCATCCACCTTCTGAATGATGACTTGCTGGCCCGTGATCATGCCGCTCGTGGTGTTTATTGTGACCCGGATGAGCCCCGAACCGTTATTCGCAACATTCGAAACATTGCGATAGGTGATCGCATTCGGATCAGTACCCGGAAGCTCGTTCAAGCTGCCGTTCGGTGCGCCGGTCTGCTGGGTCACGCGCGGGTTTGACGTTGCAACGCCGCCAGCGGTTGTGACGCGTGTCGCCCCACCCTGTATCGGGATGCCGGTTGTCGGATCCACAGTGTTGTAGCCCGACACTTGCCGATAGTTCGTCTCATCCGACAGATAAGGCTCGGTGCGCGGGTTCATCACCGGCACCGGATCCGCCGGGAGCGCAATCGCGCGCAGCTGCTGCTGTGGATCATCATAGCAAGTGTCGCACACAAGAATGCGCTTGTTGATCAGACTGGCCCCAGCCCAATCATATTGCCACTTCAAATCCGCGTGATTGTACCACATGCCGCATCGGTCACAGACCCCAAAGGCTTGAGGATTGCGGCTACTAACCCGTGCGCGGCCCGACTGAGAGGCATAACCCATCTACGCCTCCTACCGGAAATATCCCGCCAACTGAGGTGAGATGTATTGTTGCGCTTGTTCCACGTTCTGCGATGCCGCGATGTCGTAAGCCTCGTCAGCGAAAGGCTTCATCAATGCGACCTTCTCCGGTGCCCACACCATAGCTAAGCGCGCAGCTAAGCCATAGGCAAAAGCTTCCATCCACAGATACGGAATCTCAACTTCCTGCGCGCCGCTCAGATTGGCATCCTGCAACCGGCGAACGCGGTAATATTTCAGCTCTTGCGGCCCCGTTGTCGTGTTTGGGACCGGCCACAGCGTGATCGTCGGCGCGAGCAAACGGTCGAACCAATACACGGTTGGAAAGCCTTCTTGCTCCTTATTTGGATAAGAAGCGTATTCCGTGCGGCTCACCGGCAGAATGATTCGGTCGATCTCTTGCGTGCCGGACGTTGTCGCCATGTACGCGTCGAGGATCATCACCGTGTTGGCATCGACGTTATAGGTCGCTTGCCCCGACACCAGCGGCGTCGTGATTAGATCCACCGCCCACAAGTTCACGCCTTGGTTCGACCAGCGCGCAAGCATCAAGTTGGCCGCCATGCGCGCAGCCTCAAGATGCTCTTGCAACAGAGCCGTGTTCCTTATCCCGACGAGGTTGTACGCATAAAGCGTCAGCTCACCGAGTGAGGGGTTGAACGTGTATGTGCCGCTCGTCGCCATTGGCGAGCCTTATCAGTAAGGTGCGTTGCTGAATTGCGCCAGCGTCAGAGTAGCATATCCGTCCCCGCCGCTCGCCACAATACGCACGAAACTCGGCGTGTAAGCAAAGAAGCCCGACTTCGCCGTGCTTTCGCTCACGAGGTTTGGATCAAGCGCATCGAGCCACACGACATTTTCAATCGCAATCGGGTCCGAAGCGTCATTCGGGTCGTTCATCGTGGTCTGCACCGAGTACGTCACAGTGCCACTGACCGAGACCTGTGCAACAGTCTGTGCAGCTGCCCAGCTGTCCATACGCACCCAACGAGATCCGCCGGACTGTGCATAGCCAGCTTCGACGTTGCCAGCCGTTGCGCCGTTTACAGAGATCCGTGTAACCGTCGCAAAATCGAGCGTCGTGGTCGCAGTGCCAGCATTCGTGCCAGCAAGCGATTCCGAAATAGCCACACCGCCATATGTCGTGCCGTAGACGATGAACGTGCGTGCGCTGTCATTGCCAGCCGATGTGATCGTCACATGACGCGGCGGATCCAGCACATACGGTGTTGAAGTGAGCGTGAGATCACCAGCAGCTGCAAGAGTAGCAGCCAAGGCGATAGCGTTCGCATCGGCAATCGGAAGGCTGCCAGCGGTGACAGAAATCGGCTGCATGTTACTTTCCCTTCTTCATGCGGGCTGCAGCAGCATTATCCACGAGATTGGGATAAGGCCTACCAGCAGCACGGGCGCGAGCTTTCGCGGCCATCTTTTGCTTGCGGTCGAGATGCTTAGTCTTAGCATCATCGGGTGCTTCAGTCTCCCAAAATGGTTTGCTCATCAGCAATCCCACTTTCTCAAAGCCTTGTTAATCCGACTGTCGGGATCCGCCGCAGCAGCAGCACCTGTCAGCTTTCGCTTCATCCCAGTCATCCGTTCGCAAAAAGATTTGCGGCGCGGATTGTCTTTGTCTTTCGTCGGGGCTTTCAAATTCATGCCCTCGGCCTTCGCAGACGCGCGTCCCTTAGCGTTCAAGCCGCCTTCGGGGTTCTTGCCTTCTGACCGCTGCCACGCTGGCGACTTAGCCATTGTAATCTCCAACAAGAGAGACGGGGACCGAAGTCCCCGCCGTTATTCTCAGAGGCTACCGTCTACCTTGTGGCCCTTGGGCGGCGTGCCCTTGGCTGCAGACGAAAGCGGGCTCATGTTCGAACCCGTGCGGCCACCCGACTTGCGAGGAGCGCGGCCCATGTTGGCCTTTGCCTTGTCGCCCTTCATCTTGCCGATAGCCTTACCACCGCGCTTCATAGCTTCGGCAGCATCCATAATCTTCGGAGCGCTATTGCGGCGAGCGGGCTTCGAAGCCGCATCGTTCATCACAACGCCACCAGTTTTACGACCCTTCATGATTGCCTCCTTATGGCGAATCGATTGTCAGAGCATCAAGCCGTCAGATCACGAGCTTGAATGTAAGTTACAGTGATCACGCCAACGCCCGTGCCAGTGTTGGCCGAGGTGACGAGGATTTGACGGTCTGTCGTGCCAACATCGTTCCAGTTGCCAGCACGCGTTGCGTCCGTTCCCGGCGTTGCAGCAAGCGGGCCGATTGCGGAAGCAGTGAGTGCAGCAGCAGCTGTGAAGAAAGTAGCCGAAGCAGTCGTACCAACACCGAACGTCGAAGCCGCGCCTGTCCATGCAGCCGTGACCATGACATCGATGCTAAGGATTTGGCTATCAGCCGGGATCACGATGCTCGTCGCGCCGCTGGCTTGTGTAACCGGCGAGGACTGAGCCATGACAACGTAGCCAACATTGGCAACGTCTTCACCGAGCGTCGTGCCGCTCGTGTTCAAAATATCACCGGCCTTAATAGGACCAGTAAATGTAGTCGTACCCATGAGGGCCTCCTGCACGATACGATCACGCTGTCTGTGCAGTGTCCGCTAGGCCGGTCAGCGCGATCTATACGCCTAGAAAAAAGGGAGAGGGCTGAGCCCTCCCCCTCGCTCATTAGGTCGGGAACGATCCGAAGATCGAACGCCAGTTGTAGTAGCCGAAGCTGTAACGCTCGTAACCCTTCACGAGAAGGTTGTCTGTTACGAAGTCGACCTGCATGTCCATTTCATAGGCAACACGCTCCATGTAGGAGAGGCCGTCGATGTTGGTCAGCAAGAACCACGCCTTCGTCGAGGTCAAGAAGTCGTTGACCATGTAACCTTCCGGCAGGCCGCCAGCGGTCATCATGATTGCGTTGACATCGTTGTCTGCAGTGCCCGGACGGAGTTCCGTCTTCGTCAGACGGATAGCAACCGGTTCGAGAGCTGTCGGGACGATGAGCTTACGCGCACGAGCGAAGACCTTGAGGCCAGCTTGGTCACGGAAGTTGGTACGGATGGCGATCATGGCAGCCAAGAGGGTCGATTCGTTAAGCTCGACCTGTACTGCGGGCTTGTTCGCAACCGTGCCGCCATCAATCGGATGGTCCGTGGCGCAGAGAGCTTTGCCGTCACCACCGATAGAAGCGTTGTACGTTTCAGCGGTGTTGAGGATGTTCGCGCCGTAGATTTCCTTCGTCTGCTGGAACGATTCCATCAGACCGAGGTTCGACGGGTGGAACTGGGTCTTGTAGAGGTTGTCATCGATGGCTTTACGCGTGATCGCATAGCCGAGAGCAATTTCAGTGTGCTCTTGGTTATAGACGTAGCGTTCGCCAGCCGAGTTGTCGAAGGAGGTCTGACCGCCTTCAGTCTTCAGCTGAGCGAGGCCGAGGTAGCGCATTTCAGCGGTACGCTCGAGGGCCATCTTCGAGTTGTGCTTCGTGAAGATCTTGTCGTACTGCGACGGGATCTGCTCGTACTTGCCTTCAAGTCCACGGAGACCGGGGAGGAGAAGGTCTTTAATAGCCGAAAGATTAACAGCCATTGGTCCTTACTCCTTAAATGCCGGTTAGCTGCTTCGTGGAGACGTTGTTAAACGCCACGACAGCCCAGTTATACGCACCAGCTTCAGTGCCGAACGAACCCGGAGGTTGCGTCACGAGGCCGACAACGCGGAAAGGAAGAGTGTTGGTGGTGTTAAGGGTCGAGGTGTCGAGCGAAGCGCCCGAGATACCCGTTGCCGTGTTGCCCGAACCAATCGCGAAACCGATGTTTGCGTTGATGTCGGCGAACGCAATGCCCGTTGCGTCGGACTGAGCGACGAACTTAGCATTGGGGTCGTTAACAACATAAGCCTCAACGACCGAAGAGGCATCGGATCCCGGCCAATAGTTCGACCACACCGTGCGCTTCTGCGACGTCGAAAGGTATTTGCAGCCAACGAAGATACCGGCAATCTGCACCGAGTTCGACGTGGCCTGCGTGATGTAACCCGTGTTAAGAGGAACAACTGGGTCACCAAAGAAGATGTCCGTGGTATTCGCGGAAGCGATGTACATCACGACCTGTTCGTAGGTCGGAGCTGAACCCGTACCCGAATACTGACGGAAACCGAAAGGCGCATTAGTGTTCGCCATTTGCCGGTCCTTGTACTTAGGAGGTTGTCTTCGCGCCGCGCATCGTGGAAGCGGAAGACGGAAAGGTTAGGCCCTCGCATCGTGGAAGGCCGACCGACATAGCGGTCTAGTTGTGTAGGATATTATAATTTTGCAAAAAGTAAAGCCGCCCCGAAGGGCGGCCTCTTTGTTACTCTTCGGGGATCTGCATCGCCTCGAAGGATTTCTTGATCTTAGGCCGCGCTTGCGGGTTGTCGCGAGTGAACGTGCCTTCCGGCGTACCGGCCAGCTGGGCCTCTTTCGCCCGCACTTGCCCGATAGCCTTCCGGCGCTCGCGCTCCTTCGCTTCCTTCACCAGCTCGGTCGGGCGCTCCATGAGAATCATGCCCTTGCGCTCGATCAGCGGATAGTTGCCATCCCCCGGCATCATCTCCGGGTGGCGGCTCGTCGGCACCGCTTCCCAGCCATCGCGCAGCAGCTCGACCATATGCGTCGGATCTTCCTGCCCCGCACTGAGGCGGCGCTTCCACTCATAGGTCCAGCCCGAAGGCGCGTCCGGTGCCCAAAACTCATTGACGCCGTCATCGTCGCCGATGTCGCCGCGCTGCTCACGGATCTGAGCCGCACGCTTTTTCGCACGCTCACGGGGGTCTTCTTCACGCATGTTTGGGCGCGTTTCCCTGCGCGAGAGCGCCGAAACATCGGCTTGATCGATCAAAATTTTATCCGATTTAATGCTCATCTTATGTTTCCTTAGTGCTTACGGTTGATTTTGCCTTCCTTCTCAAGCGCGAGAAGGTTGCGGGCGTACTCTTGGTCGGTCATCCCCATCATTTCAGCCATTTCGCGCTGTTCGGGGCTTAACCTCACGACATTTGGGCGGCTGCCCATGCCATCGCCGCCACGAGAGACGGGTGCAGCAGGCGGTGCCGACCGTTTCTGTGCTTTTGGCGCTGCGCCATCGCCCTCAAAGCCCAGTCGGTTCTCGATGTACCGGAAATAATCGTCCGAATCGGGGTTGAGCCCGTCATCGACCGCGTCTTCGTGAGCACGGAACATCTTTTTAATAGTCTTCTCGTTATTTAAGGCATCGCGGTTTGCGTTAATCCACGATGCAGAGCGCGGCGTCACACTGGCGGCGATCTGATCGATCAATTCGCCCTGCTGCTGCGCCGGGGCACTGTAATCTTGCTGCCTCGAAGCCTTTTCCGCCTCTTGCTTCATGGCTTTTTGGCCACGTTGCAAATCGTTGAGGTCAGAATTGTGCTTTGCAAGCGCGTCTTGCAGCTCCGCAACGCGATCAAAGTCTTGATGCGAATGCGCTTCAGCTAAACTTTGCTTCACAAGCTCTTTTTCGCGCTTCAAAGTCTCGATTGCGCTCTCGACTAAGTGGAAATTGGTGTCAGCAACTTCACTTTTTGCCTTTTCAGCTTGTGCAGCAGCCATGCGGGCGCGCTGTTCAGCATCAAGCCGAGCCTTTCTCTCCGCCGCAAGCTTTGTTTCGAGATCGCTGAGCACCCTATCGGCGTCCAGCTCAATCTTTTTCGCCGGTTTGTCGTTACTGTCGGCTTTTTCAATAATGATATCATCTTCTTTGACATCATCATCGGGCACAACAACGTCGATATCTTTCATTCCTTCATTCCCGCTCATTATTTTCTCCTCATTTTACCAAACGCGATCCGCATGATCGACGCGGCCCCGCACGTTCACATCATCGAGAACGCGGCAGAGAACATTGTTGACCGTGATGCTCCAACCGTCGCTGGGACGGCTCACAACCCAGTCATGCATTCCAACTTTGTAACCCTTAAACCACTTCTCATCCGGATCGTGGAAAGCATCCGGGCCCATCTTAACGACAAGGCCCACCTTCGATTGGAATTGATCCGGCTCAACCGTCTCATCAGCAAGCAAAATGCCGCTTTTGGTTTTCTTCGGGCGGACATACACCGCCACGAGAATCTGATTGTTGAAGATTTCAACTCCCGAAATGTCGCCGAGTTCATCAAGAAGCTTCTGCTTCGGATCGACTTCGTGGTGCATCAACATGAAAGGCATAGTTTTCCCCTTTAGGCTTTACGGTCAACAATAGTTTGGGCTGCATCGCATAACTCCAAAGCTACGCGAAGCCCGTCGATTATCCCCACTTGGTGTTTGTAAGCTGGGAAATCAATCGTAGCGTGACCAACTACGATATTCTCCATGAGACGGCGGATCTCTTCTTCGATCAATTTTTCAAGCTCGGCACGAAATAGCACATTTCTAGTCAGCATTACTCGACTCCCCTTCGAGTTCCCCTTTTAAGATAGGCGGGACGGGGTGCTAAAGGGGAGCTTCATACCCCGTCCCTATTCACTGGCAGTCAACGCCAGCGAAATTAGCGTTTGCGCTTGGCAATCTCCGTCTTTTCGAGACGGCCTTCGCCGGATCCAGCGCCTGCATCCATGTCCTTGTACGAGCGATAGACCTTGCCGCCAGCCTTGTGAGCCGTGCGACCGCCCGTGGCACCGATGACCTTATTCGGATAACCGCGCTTGTCCGTGAGGATCACGCCGTCTTCCTTCTTCTTCGGGATGCGCTTTGCGATGTCCGTCTTCTGCAAACGGCCTTCGCCCGAACCCGCACCGGCT